GCAATTTTGCCTACTTGACAAGGCTTTTCCATGACAGACAAGACATTTGTTATAATTTGTTTATCCCTTTGGGCATTATGGATTCTTCTGGAGGTTTTCCATGTTATCTGAAACATCAAAACTAGGCTGCAAGAGTTGGTCTTTGCAAGCACTTGAGACATGTCCAGGCTCTGTTGGCGACAATGGCGAGCTTGTAGAGGTTTGTCAAGGCTGCTATGCCACGGCAGGCAATTACCGTTTTCCCAATGTCAAGCGCGTTCGTGACATCAACAAAGCTGAATGGCAGGCTGACACATGGGTTTCAACTATGGTTGATGCCCTGCAAGATAGCCGTTTCTTCAGATGGTTTGACTCTGGGGATATGTATGCTCTCGATTTGGCAGAGAAAATCTATGAGGTTTGTTTGTCAACCCCATGGTGCAAGCATTGGATTCCCACACGCATGTACAAGTTTGCCAAGTTTCGTGAGGTACTTGACAAGCTTAATGCTTTGCCTAATGTTGTTGTTCGCTTTAGTGGTGATAGCATAGGCCAAGCTCCTAAGTTTGGGGAGTTTGTCTCGATGGTGGTTTCTCCTTCGGAGCTTCTTGATGTGCAGGCACACGTTTGCCCAGCCTACACACAGGGTGGAAAGTGTCTTACATGTCGTACATGTTGGGACAAAAGCGTACAAAATGTCGCGTATCCCGCACATGGACGCAAGATGATTCGTTTGGTAACTATCAAGTAACCTAGGAGGGAATATGAAAGTGTTTGTATATTTCAATTTGCACAAAAAGCTTTTCTCTATCAGAGTATTAGAGGGAGAGAAGCGAGGGAAGGTGATAGCCCACATGCCAATGGTGACATTGGAAAATCCAAAGTTTAAAGTGAGCAAAGCAGGGAGAGAGCGTGTTTTGCGTGAGCAGCGCAAGAATGTACATGCTGGTGTTGTCGGAGATTTTTGCCTAGACATCATTGCATCAAATAAAATTGTTTGGGAATATGTAAAATATAATCCCTATCTGTTTGATAGTTTTGTCAACCAAGACAATCAACCAGTGGCAGTTGCAGATGTGGCTCATTTGCAGGTGATTATGTCCACAAATAAGCCAACAATTAGGGTTGGAAATTATGAGTATTTATGACAAAATTTATGAGCTCACAATGCATGAGCTTAGGATGGTGCAGAAACACCAAGACAGCATTGAACTCTTTGCTAGGTTTTTTGCAGCAGGCGGTTATTCCAAAGAGCCACAAGAAACAATTGATGCTATGTATAATGTAGTTTTTAACACAGGAGAAAATCATGGGACTTGACATGTATTTGAAGGGGAAGCGTTATATCTGGGACAAAGAGAGCGAGGAGAACAAAGCTTTGCAAGAGCTCTCTAGCACCTTTGGCAAGGGCAAGCGCATCAAGAACATTGAAATAGAACTTGGCTATTGGAGGAAAGCTAATGCCATTCACCAATGGTTTGTTCACAATGTGCAGGAAGGAAAAGATGATTGCGATGAATACTTTGTAAGCTTTAATGACCTTGTCAAGCTTAAGGATGTTTGCCGAAGTGTGCTTGACAATGGCAAGGAATTTGCTCTAACGCATTTACCACCAGCTAGTGGCTTCTTCTTTGGAACAGCTGAAGTTGATGAGTATTATTGGCACTATGTCAGGGAAACCTATGAGCTTTGTCTTGATCTTTGCCTCACCCCCGACATCCAGAGTGGTACAATTGACATGTACTACCAGAGCAGTTGGTGAGACTACCGTCAGGTAACTTTTGAGTTACCTCTTGACAACTTCACAACTCTTATGTATACTTTAATACATATATGTACTTATAAGTATGCTTAAGTTGTTATTAACATATAAGCATACTTGTAACATAAGAGTTGTTATAACATTAAAGGAACATAAGATGAGATGTGTTTGTTGCAATAGTTTGTTATCAGACTTTGAGGCCACCCGCAGGAGTGCTTCAACTGGTGACTTCTTAGACATGTGCAATGAGTGTTTTCACACTGTCCGAGAGGATATAGATGTTTATGAACGCTATGACCTCAGACATGAGAGCGATATTGAAACAGAGGAAGACGATGATGAATGACAAAGATGCTTTTGAGATGCACCTGCATTTCACTGTTGCAGATGCAGCAGAGATGGCTCATGTGGTAGGCTACTCAGAGTTTTTAGAGATGTTCCAGAAAGCTTTTCTGCGAAACAAGCAACCACCTAAGCCCTTGTCCCCTGAAGAGAGACAAGCATTGTTTGATAATTGGGAGCTATAATGGCCTTTGCCAAAACACACCAGCCTTGCCCCTCATGTGACAGCTCAGATGCTTTGTCTGTCAACGAAGATGGAAGTAGCTTTTGTTTTGCTTGCCAAGAATACAGCCCCGTAGAACGAAAGAAACACATGGAAGCTACCACCCTACCAGCCCCCTCAAAAGAAACGCCTGTAGAGGCTATAAATGCCCTTGCTGGGCGTTATCACAGCCTACCTACCCCTGCCATTGGTTCCAGACGCATCAGCCTAGCCACTTGTGAGCGTTATGGCCTTGTGTCGGATGGTGCTAAAGAGGTTTGGTTTCCCTACTACACAGCAGATGGGAAGTTTTGTGCAGTGAAGAAGCGCACAATTGCAGACAAGCGGTTTGTCATTGATGGCAACTGGAAAGACACCACCTTGTTTGGTCAGCAATGCTTCACCAAGGGTGGAAAATATGTCACCATTGTTGAGGGGGAGTATGATGCTCTTGCTGTTTTCCAGATGCTTGGCTCCAAGTGGCCTGTTGTTTCCATCAAGAGTGGGGCAGGTGGTGCACTGAAAGATTGCAAGGGGCAGTATGAATGGCTCAACAGCTTTGAGAACATTGTCATTTGCTTTGACAGCGATGAGCCAGGACAGCAGGCAACCAACCAAGTGGCCTCTTTGTTTGGTTCCAAGGCCAAGGTGTTTAAGCCTGTTGAGGGCTACAAGGATGGCTGCGATTGGCTTGTAGCAGGCAAGGAGAAGGAGTTTATTGACCGCTGGTGGAGTGCTGAGCGGCACATGCCTGATGGTATTGTTGCTGGTAGCAGCCTCTGGGATACAGTGAATAAGCCTTTGGACAAAGCTGAGGTGAGCTATCCCTTTGAAGGGCTGAACAAACTCACCTATGGTATTCGCAAGGGTGAGCTTGTCACTGTCACTGCTGGCTCAGGCTTAGGCAAGAGTCAGTTTTTACGAGAGATTATTTGGCACATCTTGTGCAAGACACAGGACAACATTGGCCTGATGTTCTTGGAGGAGAGCGTTCGCAAAACTGGTCTGAGCTTGATGAGCTTGGCTGCTAACAAGCCCCTACATTTGCCAGACACAGAGGCAACAGATGAGGAAAAGAAAGATGCTTTTAATGCTACACTTGGCACTGACCGCCTGTTTATGTTTGATCACTTTGGTTCCACCAACATTGAAAACATTATTAGCCGCACTGAAGAGTTTGCTCGTGCTTTTGGTTGTGGCTTTGTGTTTCTCGATCACGTATCAATTGTCGTCTCAGCCCAAGACAATGGAGATGAACGTAAAGCCCTTGATCGTGTGATGACAGAGCTTCGTACATTGGTACAGAGGACAGGCATTAGCCTCATCCTTGTTAGCCACCTCAAGCGTCCAGACAACAAGGGACACGAAGAGGGAGCAGCAACTAGCCTTGCACAACTACGTGGGTCAGGCTCCATTGCACAGCTTAGCGACATGGTGATTGGTCTTGAGCGTAATGGTCAGGCAGAGAATGAGAAAGAACGCAACACCACCAAGGTGAGGGTGTTGAAGAATCGTTTTAGTGGCATCACTGGCCCTGCATGTCAGTTGCTTTACAGCAAAGACTCAGGTAGAATGTTGGAAATTGAAGAGGAAAAGCTATGACCACAAAACTCCAAAGAGAATCCGCACTTGCTGTAGAAGCGTGGTAAAATACAAGGTAACGGAGATGAACGATGACACTTGAAGAAGCAATTAAAGCATGGCTAGCACACAACCCATT